TTGAAATCGATATGAATGTAGCTTTGAATTCGGACATACATTTAATAAATTGCGATCCAGAGAAGTAAAATTTCACAACTCAGATAAGACAAGGAGTCTTACATGAGGTTGCTACAAAACCTTCTCTATCGCAAAGCAATAAATGTAAGACTACTATTGAGTCTCATCCAGGTACACAAAAGTGTACCCCCCTTCGACCGCCGAAGAGTATCCTACCAACAAGTTGAACTTGTTGGTTCTTAATGGTGTTTAAAGTCCACATGACTAAAATTGACGCCCCAGTCAATTATTACGTTGATGGTGGTGGATTGGTGTAGGAAAACATGACTGGTGCGCCTATAAACATCCCAAGTGTAAAATCTTCTCCTACGCTAACAAACTGATCCAATCGTAAGTTAACATCACCAGCAGAAGTAGATACTTCACATGCTATTTCAACACCTTGGTGATCACCTTCACCAGCAATATCAAGAAATCTACCAGGTCTAAATCTTTGCCCAATAGAGTAATAGGGTAATTCAAGTTCCAAAGTATTATTTAAAGATATAGGTGTTATGGCAGTTCCATTGGGAGTTGATCTGTCCATATTGAGCATGGCCTTTCTTCTAGAACCTACAATTATACTGTCTAAAGAATACGCAGATTCCGAAAAACCTTGACGATAACCTACAGAATGTCTTGTTGCAGACAATATAGACTGTGAAGTAGTAGCTGTTGTACCAGCAGCAACCCATTTATGTCTAATACTCCCTCTTTGGCAAACGAATGCTGGTGCCAAGTAATTAAGTAGAGTGGTTGTGCAAAAATTAAAAGGTTGAGCGTCATCTGTAGATGTAACAGCTTTATCAATACCATTAGGATCCCATCCTCTATAGAGAGGCATACCCGGAGTATTAACAGCATAATATCTATATCCTGCTCCAGTTTCACTAGGCCAAAAAGAATTATGAAATTGATAACGGCGCAATAGATCTTTAAAAGAAACGATACGTTCACCTTGATAAACTAAATATTGATTATCATGTTTTAATAAGGGTGCAGTACCAGTGCCGTAGGTTTCTATTGGATTACCTCCTACTGGATTATTTGAGTTATCATCTGTTTTGGCTAATACAGTGTCTGAATCAGCAGAATCCATAGTGGCTTGTTGTTGGAAAAGTGATAAATCTCTATAACCGTCACCTGGAATTGAAAGTGCAAAATCATCTCCAGCTGCTACCCAGACTTGCACCTTAACATCTGCTGGTGTAGTAGATGGGGTTGCAAGTTCATTAACTACATAAACTGAAAGTGTACCATTATCAAATATACCTCCACCAAACATAGGGGTTACAGTACTGAAAATCGTACCGAAGCCAATATTTTCAATTGGTACGACTCTATTCCAAGCTCGAATATCTGTCCATTTACACTCATAGTCAAATTCTCTATCATTAGAAATATCTATAATTGTAGAATAAACTTGATTAAAAGGAACAGGACCTGGATCATTAGCTTTAGGATTATATACCAATCTTAATCGACCACGATGATATTCGGAACAAACGACCTTAAAATGAAATTTAATACTTCCTTGCCAAGCCTCAAATGGAAGACTTGCAAAAGCTATAGCCGTAGAATGAATTTCTGATACTTCGCCAGCAGTAAGTGAATCTATACACATAGGCTGTACGACCATAGAAGCTAATAAGGCGTCTGATGTTGCAGATTCTGGCCAATCGAATTGCTGCCAAAAAGTCATTCGAGAAGCAATTGAATGAATTGTCAATTCATCAGCACCACCTAACCCCATAGTTCGTGTATCAACAGTCAATTCATTCTTAGAATCCAATGAAAGTTTGTTTACGGTTTCTGGAGCATCAGAATTTGCAAGATTGCCACAGTAACGAGGTACGTAAGGTTGTATATCAGACATCACTGCCGGCCGTGAATAACCAAAAATTCGCGCAACTTCTCCCATTTTACTAGCTACCATACTAGTAGCTTTGGCATAGGGTCCTATATATGGTATCATAGTAAGAGCATTAGCAGCTTTAGCAATAGCTGAAGCAGGTTTACTAATAAGCCCATCGTGCTTAAATTCGTCACCCCTTGTTGTATTAGAAGTCTTCTTAGTCGTCTTCTTTTTACCTTTCGACTGTGATTGATGTACAAAAGGCCTTGGAAAACCAAACTCATCAAGTTCAACAGAAGAAGTAGTATCAGACTGTGCTTCAGCAGTTGTTGGAATAAGCAAGGAAACATCTTCAGCCCATGCGAATATAGAGACTGTGATTGGATCAGTTCCGCCATTTGCATGTTGTAAAATGTCAAAATCATGGATAATACATTCTCCCATTCCTTCCTCCCATCCGACTTTAGTTATATCCAAATAATTTTCAGCACAAATAAAAGGTAAACACAATTGTCCACCCTCAGAAGTACATGGATCTAACAAAAGATGTGGTTTGTTTGACGCTGCAATTATATCCTGTCTGAAAAACGATCTATTCACTGAGACTTGATCATTAGTAAGATATGGATTATAAGATAAAAGAGCTCTTCCATAGTAAAAGGAATTACCATTGACTAATATCTTTAAACAAAGTTTACATCTTAAGTTCCTGAATCTATTTATCTTTTCCGAAACATCCGTATTGCTAAAATAATCGGTCCAAGGATTAAATGCCTTAAACAATTGAGCACCAGGAGTCCACTGGTATTGTCGGATCTTAAGTGGTCTCGATAAAAATTCTCCGAGTCCTGCGTCATCGAAT